AGGTCTTATCGGTATGGACACCAAAAAGATATCCGGAACGATTAGCACCTTGCTGGCCGACGGGCTGATCAGCTGCGAAGGCAAATACGGACAGCGCCTTTACAGCCTGACTAGCTACGGAATGCGATTCGCGCCTGACACGATACCGGGCATGAAGCAGGGCAAGTCGAAGTTAATTCAGCGGACGGACACGAACGTGATCTGCCAGGAGTGCCGCAACAGCGCGGCTATGAAGCGAGTATTGATGGTTTGGGGGAGGGTAGGGGTATGAAACAGAAATTTATCGAGTGGTTTACCAAGAACAACAACGGCTGCTCGCCAGCGATGGAAGACGACGGAAGCTTTGTGTGCGAGAAGACGCAGCACATGTTCGAAGCGTACCAGGCTGGCGCGGCAGAAGGTGAAGCCAGATGCGCGGCGCTGGCTGCGGAGAATGCCTGCCTGAAACAGAGCATCGAAGAGGTGTCCGAGGCATTTGAAACCGGGACTGATGGTGCTCTTGCTACTGCTGTTGACGAGTCTTTAAACCTGCTCACTCCGGAAACTGATGCGGTATTGAAAAGGATTCAGGCGCATGGTGTGGCTATGTTCGCTTCAAAGTGCAAAGAAGAATCGAAGCGTGCCCACTCTTCAGACGCCAGGTATTCCTGGTGGGTCTCGGGTGAAAACGCTGACGACTTCGCCGACCAGCTTCGCCAGGAGGCCGCCCAATGAGCAACATCGACAAACAGGCTTTGCGTGATAGCGCAGAAAGCACAATCGTCATTCTGGAAAACATTGCCGGGTTTGAACCTTCAGATATCGACGGAGATACCGTAGAGCTCCGCTTTGAAACTGAGGACGGTTTCGATACCGGTTGTGATGTGAGCATTGTTGATCAGTGCCAGAAAGCCGCCGATTTAGTTCGTGCGCTGCTGGATGAGCTGGAAGCCAAAGACAAGAGCATCAGCTTCCTGAAAGACCAGCTCGCGCAGCTGGCAAACTTCAATCCTGATTGGGACAAGCTGGAAGCAGCAACTTACAGCCTCCGTGAGCACATGGCTGAACTCACAGCGGCACGCAAGCGGATTGCTGAGCTGGAGGCGACGCAGGGTAAGCCGGTTATGTTTATCGATGGTGATATTTCATCTGCTGACGCCGACAAGCTGGCGGCTGTAATTCGTGAATTCAACGAAGAGAAAGAAACCCCGGCGGCACGAATGGCTCGAATTATCCGCGAAAACCCGCATCCGACAAACATGTGCGATATGCCTGCCGCCGCAGCCGGTAAAGGAGAGTGAGCATGGCTAAGTACGTCGTTACTATTGAAGGATTTAATGATTGCAAGGTTGTCGAGTTTGAAGCCGACACGCCAGAGGATGCCGAAGAAATAGGCAGAGATATCTTCCATGAAGAATGCAACTACGGCGTATCGCCCGCTACAGAGGACTAACCCATGATCACACTTACCAAAGAATGGCTGCTGAAAACAATCGCGGAGCTCGAAGAAGAGCGCGATGCTGTTCCCGGCGTTGTAAACGAAGATGCGGCTAAGGCGCTTGCTGCGATGAAGCTGGCGCTGGCATCGCTCGAAGCGGAGCCGGTGGCGCAGGTTCTCTCAAGTCGAGCGGGTAACGATACATCAACGATTGATAAAACGCTGCCAGAAGGAACCACGCTCTTCACCGCCCAGCCAGCGCCGGTAGTGCCGGATGAGCGCGAGGCATTCAATGCATGGAACAACGATACAGATTGCCCTCTTGCTGGTCGCGATGCGAAAACGGCCGCCTGGCTGGCATGGTGTCGCCGCGCCGCCATGCTTCAGGGTGCCGAACCTGTAACGACGGCTTACAAGTTGCGCGATGCGGTGGATGCCATTCGCAACTCCGGCATAGCAATTGACGGTGAGAAGATTCTGGCAGAGCGCGATGCTCTAAACTCTCCGGTGATTCCGGATGGTTGGGTGGCTTGCAGTGAGCGGATGCCGTCCATCGGTGTACCAGTTATCACATGCTGTGGCGATGTGGTGCAGTACGCTGCTTATGCGTGGGATGGCAAGGAATGGCAGGACTGGTACGAGGAATACGATAAGCTACCAGCTAGCACCTTTACCCACTGGCACCCTCGGCCAGCAGCACCGCAGCAGGAGGCTAAAAATGTCTAATTTGAAGCCAGGCAATGTTTATATTGAAATTTCTCACAATCAGGCTGGAGGCCTTTCCCTCTGCGTAGGCAATGACGATGGAGGGTATCGTTTATCCGGTGCCAAGGTCGGCGGCTGTGAAACTCTAAAGTGCTTTGAAGTTAATGCCGAGGAGCTAATCGCGCAGATTCGTGAGCACGCGAAAAAGGCAGCCGCAGAGCCTGAGTATATCGACGAAATCGCTATTCAGGCAGGAATTGACCCAGCCGTTGCTGATGCTTACATGCAGGGATATCACGACGCTGAAGCGCGGAGAGTTGAGCAGCAGGATGCAAGCTGATGTGATATAAAACCCCTTCATGGTGGAGGGGTTGCTTATGTCAGAGTATGAGAAGCTGTCAGAAGACCTGTATCGGGAGGCGTGTCGAATTGTTGGTGAGTGCTGCTTGATGCTTGCCAGCAATGATGCGGAAACGAACAGAGACCAGCTGGTTCACGAGTTAAAGCGGCTTCACTGGGAAATTATGAAGAAGACAGACGAATCTAATCTGCCGATTCTGCTTGCCATAGAGAGGTTGGCTACCAGCGAGGACTGGAAGAAGCCATACCTTGGATGACGCCTAACCCACTCGACGCATAACTAAACGTCAAGCAACGTTTGATTTCCAATAATCATCCATCCATAATTAAGTCATCGGAGCCTGAACAACTTCGATGACTTCTTCGCATTTAAGGGGACTTAAATGCGACCACAATCTGAACTCCTCACCTTGTCACAGATGCAGAAATGCACTTGCGATTTTCTGCATTCTGCGGTTTCCGTTAAGGAGGCCGTATGATTCTCCCAAAAGACGGCATAAAGCTACACCGTGGAAACCTTGGCGCTATCACTCAGTATCTGAAGCCCCTCCTCGAAAACGGTGAGTGCTTCCGGCTGCAGCTCAAAGACTGGCGCGAGAAGAGAAGCCTTTCTCAAAATAGTTTGAGCCATGTCTGGTACAAGGAAATCAGCGATTATCTGATCAAGTCTGGGCGCACTGACGCCACGCCAGCGTGGGTAAAGCGCAACCTCAAAAAGACCTATCTCGGTTATGAAGAGGTGGAGTACACCGATTTCGTTACCGGAATTAAGACGATTGAATTAGAACTGCGCCATACGTCCGATCTGGACACTGGCGACATGCACCATTTCATGTGCCAAGTGGAAGGTTGGTGCGCTCAGTTTGGCCTGGTGCTTACCATCCCTCAAAGCAGCGAATTTCAGGTGCTGCGCGATAAGCAGGAGGCATGATGTCTACTCCACTTTCCCGCGTCATCACAAACGAAATCTTCCGCGTTCCGGCGCGCCGCCAGCGTAAGCCAGCGGTTAAGCCGTCCGACATCCCGACACTGAAAGACTACACCGCCCGGCTGGTGGATCAGAAATGGCTGCGTCTCGCGGCGAGGAGAACGCATGGCTAATTTATGCAAAGCGGCACGCGGCCGCGAATGCCAGGTACGCATCCCGGGCGTATGCAACGGAAATCCTGAGACATCTGTACTGGCTCATATCCGCCTGGCGGGCCTGTGCGGCACCGGAATAAAGCCGCCAGACCTGATCGCCACCATAGCATGCAGCAGCTGCCACGATGAGATTGATCGCCGCACTCGCCTGGTCGATGCGGATTATGCAAAGGAGTGTGCGCTGGAAGGCATGGCCCGCACACAGGTTATCTGGCTCAAAGAGGGGCTCGTGAAGGTATGAATATTTACGATATCACGCCAGTCAGTAAGCCGCGCATGACACAGAGAGATCGCTGGCATAAAAGACCTGCGACGGCGGCATATTGGGCTTTTAAAGCCGAGGTGCGGCTGCTTGGAATCAACATTCCTGAATCCGGTTATCACATCACCTTCATCATTCCCATGCCAAAAAGCTGGAGCCAGAAGAAGCGCAAGCAACTTAACGGCCAGGCTCATCAGCAAAAGCCGGATAAAGACAACCTGGAAAAGGCGCTACTCGATGCCATTTTCGACGATGACAGCCGCGTCTGGGATGGCAGGGTAACAAAACTTTGGGGAGAGAAGGGACAGATCATTATTGGGGAGTGCGCGCCATGACTAGAGACGAGATAACCCGATACCAGGTAGAGAGCGTTAAGCGCGGCAACCTCCCGCCAGTAGCAAACCACAGCCAGACCAAAACCAACCAGCCACAGAAGGAAGCCGCATGAACAGTCAGCAACTGGAATACGTACGTCAGCAGCTCATTGTGGCGACCGCAGATCTGAGCGGGGCGACG